GAGAGTTACCCGCGCACCCACACCCCCGCGCGGATTCGACGCACGTGCGCGGTTTACCCACCACAGGAGATGAGATGAGCGAAACACAGGTCATCCGCTTCCGGGCGACACCAAGGGACCGGGAACGGCTGGATCGGCTGACGGACGAGATGGAGGCTGCGTCGAGGTCGGATGTGATCCGGCGGCTGATCAAGGCTGAGCATGAGCGGTCTGTGGCTACGCGAGGGCCATGCAGTAGCCACAAAGATGCTATAGCGGAATGATGGGGGATCGGGTATGGTGGTGAGTATGGCGTCTCCGGCAAGCGACAGAATATCCGATTTCGGTCTGGATGCGGTCTGCGAAGCGATCGCGGATGGTAAGAGCATGACGGCCTTGGCTCAGGATCTCGGTGTGAGTTTCGGGACGCTGAGTAATTGGATCGCCGCTGGAGATGAGCGTTCCGCGCGTGTGCGCGATGTCCGGCAGGAAACGGCACGATTTTGGGACGAGGCCGGGTCGGATGGCATCCGTGACGCCAAAGACCCGTTCGAGCTCGCGAAGGCGAAGGAACTCGCCTACCACTACCGGTGGCGCGCATCGAAGATCTCCCCGCGCGATTATGGCGACAAGACTGCGGTTGAACACTCCGGTGCGATCGACATCGGCATCGCTGGCCGGGTCGAGGCTGCCCGGAAACGTAGCGCCAAGGCATGAGGGACATCGAGGGCGAACTCGTTGACCTGATCGTCACCGAATGCAGCGGTGATCCGCTCCTGTTCGTCGAGCGAGCCTTCCCGTGGATGGAGGCGGGAACCGAACTCGCGGAACAGCCCGGCCCCGACGTGTGGCAGCGGGAGGTTCTGGAGCAGGTTCGTGATGGCCTGTTGACGATCGACAAGGCAATCCAGATCGCGGTTGCGAGCGGCCATGGCGTGGGCAAGAGCGCGCTGGTGTCGTGGCTCATCCTGTGGGCCATTTCGACGTTCGAAGACACCAAGATCATCGTCACGGCCAACACCGAAATGCAGCTGCGCACCAAGACGTGGCCGGAGTTGGCGCGCTGGTATCGGCTGTTCATCGCCAAGCATTGGTTCGTGATGACTGCAACCTCGCTCTACGCGGCGGATGCGGCGCATGAGCGGACATGGCGGGTTGACGCGATCCCCTGGTCCGAGAGCCGGACGGAGAGCTTCGCGGGCCTGCATAACCAGGGCAAGCGCATCTGCCTGTTCTTCGATGAGGCCAGCGCGATTCCGGATATTATTTGGCAAACCGCTGAAGGAGCTTTGACCGACAGCGACACGCAAATCATCTGGTGCTGCTTCGGCAATCCAACTCGTAATTCGGGCAGGTTCCGCGAATGCTTCGGCAGGCTGCGGCATCGGTGGCGCACATACCAGGTGGATGGCCGGACCGCGCGGATAACGAACAAATCCCAGATCCAGCAGTGGCTTGAGGACTATTCCGAGGACTCCGACTTCTTCCGCGTCCGTGTCCGTGGCGTGTTCCCGCGCGCCGGCAGCATGCAGTTCATCCCGGGCGATCTGGTCGATGCGGCAACGAAGCGCGAACCGGTGGCGACGCTCTACGATCCAATCGTGCTCGGCGTTGATGTGGCGCGGTTCGGCGATGACAGCACGGTCCTGGTCCCGCGGCGCGGTCGCGATGCGGCATCCGAGGATTGGGTCAAGATGCGCGGCGCCGACACGATGAAGACCGCCGGCAAGATCGCTGAGATGCACCAGAGGTTTCGGTTCGACGCCATATTCGTGGATGGCGGCGGCGTTGGTGGTGGGGTGGTCGATCGACTGCGGATGCTGAAGTTGCCGGTTATTGAGGTGCAGTTCGGCGGTGAGGCGGACCGGACGTCGGACACAAACGAGGGCGCAGTCGCTTACCTGAACAAGCGCGCTGAGATGTGGGGCGTCATGAAGGACTGGCTGCGCGGTGGCGCAATCCCCGATGATCCTGAAATCGTGGCTGATCTGACTGGTGTTGAATACGGATATGCGATGCTCAAGGGCCGTGACGCGATCCAGCTTGAAAAGAAATCCGACATGAAGAAGCGTGGCCTCGGTTCGCCAGATACGGCCGATGCGTTGGCGCTGACGTTTGCGTATCCTGTCGAGCCGTCGGATCATACCTCGGTTGTTTCAAATCGCGGGACGAACCATTTGGTGAACTACGACCCGCTCGCCCGCGAGGTGGCGCGTCCCGGCGGTCACCAAATCGAATACAACCCGTTAGCGAGATGACGATGGAATCAATCGCCCACTACATCGCCCGCGTCATGGGTCCACGGAAACCCCGCGACGACGTCACCCCCGCCATGGTCGAGGCGGGCCAGGCGGTTCATGGCAATGCCCTGGATGGTCGGGCTGTCGCGGATATCTACCGGGCCATGGCTGCTGAGAAAGGAAATTCGTGATGGGTTTTGGTGCCTCCGTTCCCGCGCCCGCCCCCGTTCCAGCCCTCCCGCCGGCGGCAGCACCGGCCACGATGGCGAACTCGAACGTCGCCGCAACGGCTGCCAACGCGCGGTCACGTGGCGCGGCTGCTGGGGCCATGGATGGCACGGTTGGGACGTCGCCGCAGGGTCTGGCTACGCCGCCGCCTACGGCTGGTGCAACGTTGTTGGGAGGAACGAAATGACCCGCATCAGCATCGCCCGCGCAGACAACCCCAAGCAGCGCATCGTGATCACGCACGAGGATCTGGGCGACACGATGCCGCTCGCCCTGCCGGATGGCGCGGAACGCCCGGCATGGACCAGTCGATGGACGATCGACGGCGTCGCTGAACTTGTGCAGGTCGATGCCGAAGCCACGCATCTGTCGGAGCGCCGGTTGGTGGAGGACATGAGTTTCCTGACCGCGCGCGGGCTGGATAACTGCGATTGGAGGGTGGTGACGTGACCCAATACGAATTCACCTGCATCACCGCCATCAACCATCGCCGCATGATCGAGGAATCCAACCGCCTCGGCGCGCTGGGCTGGCAGATGGTCACGACGGACAGGCCGCATGAGTTCTGGATCGCGGTGCTTCAGCGGGAGCGCGTCGAGGGGGCCGATCCCACGCCGTCCGAGCATGACTGCACGGGCGTTGGCGTGTTCGGGATTGCGGGAGGGGATCGAGATGGAGTGTTATAATGTAACGTGGAGGGTGGCACCATGAACGTCGGTCCATTCCTGCTGGCGTGCGCGATTGTCGTTCTCTTCGTCTGCGTTGGATTGAGGCGGTCGCCATGACCGAACCAACGATGCGGGAGCGGATCGCGCGGGCTCTGTGGCCGTGGATGCGGTATGGTATCCCGGACGCAGATAAGCTGCTGACGTGGGATCAAGTTAACAAAGGCTCGCTTGCCCACGAAGTCACCATGGACGCAGCCCGCGCCGTCCTGGCGGAGATGGAGACGCCGACTGAGAAGATGCACGACGGCGCCCGAGACTGGTCTTACCAGAAATACGGCAAGCCGATCGGCATCGAGGCTTCTGACGGTTGCTGGCGCGCCATGATCGCGGAGGCCCGGAAGTGAACCGCACGATGCCGCGCTACCTAGACCCGTTGAGAATGTCGCAAGAACGCGACTGGTTGGGCCGGCGCAAGCTCACCAATCGGCAAGTCGCTGCCATCTATGCGGTTCTCGTCCTGTCGTTTTCCGTCGCTGCCTTTATCGGCTTCATGAGGCTGACAATCATGTGGCGGTTTGCCTTTGGCCACCTAACCTAACGCCCGAGCCCGCCGCAGCGTCGAGAGACGCCGACCCTCCCACAGATGGACCGCTGATGTCAGCCACGCTCGCCACCGCACCCTACGAGTCCGCCAGCCCGACGCTGTTAGCGCAACAGCCGTCGGTGCCGAAGCGGTCGCAGCGTGACGCGGCAACGGCGGAGTGGGGGCAACTCAAGTCCCACCTCGAAACGCGCCTCGTTGCGTTGCGGAACTGGCGGCAAAGCTGGTGGACGCAGAACTGGTCCGACCTGGCTGAGTTCATCCTGCCGCGGCGCTCGATCTGGCTGACGCAATCCACTGGCGGCAACCCCAGCCCAAACAACATGACGCGCGGCAGGGCGATCAACAGCGCCATCGCCGATCCAACCGCCACGCTGGCAACGCGGGTGTGTGCCGGTGGGCTGATGTCGGGTCTGGCCTCGCCGTCGCGCCCTTGGTTCAAGATGGTCCCGGCGATGCGCAAGGCACCGATCGACGCTGAAGGTCAAGCGTGGATGGATGAGGTGCAGGACCGCATCTACACGGTGCTGGCCGGGTCGAATTTTTATAACGCCTTCGCCCAGGAGTGCGAGGACATCGTCGTGTTCGGCTCCGCACCGTCCATCATCTACGAGGACGCGACGGACTTGATCCGGCTCTACAACCCGGCGGTCGGTGAGTATTTCCTGGCGAGCGACTCCACGAACCGCGTCAACGGCCTGTATCGGCTATTCGTCATGACGGTCGGACAGATGGTGGATTTCTTCGGTCTCGAAGCCTGCCCGCCGGATGTGCAGCAGGCGTGGAAGGAGAAGGGCAACCAACTCGAAGTCGAGCGGCAGATTGCGCACGCGATCGAGCCAAATTTCGGCGTTGGTGGTGGCGATGTCGGCAAGGTGCCGGGGTCGTTCACTTGGCGCGAGGTGTATTGGTGCTACGGGTCGTCGTCCGAGACGCCGCTGTCGCAGCGTGGGTTCGTGGACCAGCCGTTTACCGCGGCGCGTTGGGCCACGCAGTCGAATGATGCGTATGGTCGCAGTCCAGGGATGGACGTGCTGCCGGACGTGATGCAGTTGCAGGTCATGACGCGGCGTATGGCGGAGGCGATCGAGAAGCAGGTCCGGCCGCCGCTTGTTGGCGACATGTCGCTGAAGAACCAGCCGTCGAGCACGCTGCCGGGGCATCTGACGTATGTGGCGAACCTCGGGCCTGGGACGGGGATTCGGTCGATTTACGAGGTGAACCCCGATGTAGCGGCTATGGCGGCGAATATCCTCGCCATCGAGCAGCGTATCCAGAAGGGGTTGTTTAACGATCTGTTCCAGGCGCTCCAACCGCAGATGGCCGGGAAGATGACCGCTTATGAGGCCTCGCAGCGTATCAGCGAGGCTCTCCAGATCATCGGCCCCGTCATCGAAGGGCTGCTGACCGAGAGCTTGAAGCCTAAACTGAAGCGCATCTATACCATAATGCGCCGCAAGAACATGATTGATCCTCCTCCGCAGTCCATGCGTGGGATGCCGCTGGACATTGAGTTCGTCTCGATGTTGGCCTTGGCGCAAAAGGCCGCCGCAACTGGCGGATTGGAGCGATTGATCGCTCTAGTTGGCAACATGATGGCAGTATTTCCTACAGTAAAGGACAATATTGACCCAGATTCCTTCATTCGCGAATACAATGACTTGTTGGGGAATCCGGAGAAGATACTTCGTGGCCCCGAACAAGTCCAAGTGGAGCGTCAGCAGAACGCGCAAGCGGCACAGCAGCAGGCGCAGATGGCACACATCACGCAGATGGCGCAGGCCGCTGGCGCTGCCGCTCCTGCCGGCCAGGTGCTCGCGAATACGGACGTGGGCGGCGGCAATAATGTGTTGGGCTCGTTGCTTGGCGGGGGCGGTCGCCAATGAACAAAGCCGTCATCAGCGCGCTTCGGCAGGTTCTGGAGCAAGCAGAACGAGGCGAGGTAACGGCCGTCGCGATCGCCACGACAAGTCCGGACCTCGATACGGGCAGCGCCTACAAGCTGGGCGATGCAACGCTTTCTGAGTTGCTTGGGAGCATTGAACTGCTGAAGTGGCGGATGCTTACCAACTCAGACCGAGAGGTGGAGTAATGACCACCCGCCAACTCACCCCAAGAGTCAAGATGTCCTTGCAAACCACGAAAACGGACGTTATAACGTTCCAGAAACTGGTGAACCGATGAGCCGAGACACACCCGAGTCCGAGATGATCGAGCGCTTTGTGGATGCGACCCGGCACGCTGCCGATCGCGTGCAGGACGTGTGCCGCGCGCTCATGCTCAACGCCCCGGTCATGCCGCGCACGTTGTTGTCCCTGCGCCGCTCGTTGGGTATTGCGTCCGGGTCCGCGCATCAGTTGGGCCACGCTCAGTCCAACCCCGCGTTCTTCGGGCTGCGCGATCAGTTGGACGACACGACCAAACACATCACCGCGGCCGTCATGTCGCGTTCGCCTCGTTCTGGTGTGGCGCTGTCGATGCTTGGTCAGGTGCTGGATCGGCTGTGGCGCGAGGGGCAGCGGATCGCGACGTCGCGCGCTGTGCCGCGGCAGGATGTGCTGGCGATGCTGGATGTGCGGCAGAAGGCGCTGGTGCATTGAGCGATCAGCCGACCCGCAAACAGATTTATATTCCCGGCTCCGGGCCTGGGTGGCGCGACGTCGGTCTTTATCGTCCCGAAACGGACCTTGAATTGAACGCTCGGATTGATGTGGAGATCGCCCAAGATCGACTGGCCCGCGCACAAGCATCGAGGCACGATGAAGCGAGGCGGGCGTCCATTGAGGTCGTCGGGTATCGCGTCAAGGCAGGTCGGGCGTCAGCCCGTGGTTGACCGCCCCGCCATGATCGAGGCCGAGGACAACCTCGCCGTCCCGTACGACACCTCGGATCCCGCCCACGTCAACGCGGCGCGCAAGCGGTCCGGCCGCAAGAGGCGCGATGACCTGTCCGTCGTCGGTGCGCTGATGGAGACGCGGCAAGGCCGAGCCTGGGTCTACGGCAAGCTGGCCGGCGCCCACATCTGGCAGCAATCCTTCATTCAAGGCAGCCCGGACGGGACGGCGTTCCGCGAGGGCGAACGAAACCAGGGGCTTCAATTGCTGGCCGAAGTGCAGGCGTCCGCGCCGCAGGAGTATGTGACCATGTGCGAGGAGGCCGCTGGACGTGTCTGAGACCACCGAACCTCAAATCTTCATCACGGTTCAGCGCATGATTAATGGTCAGCGCGTGCATACTGTGCGTGAAGTTAGTCTTTTGACATGGATGCAGGCGCGATATCCTGGCGGGTTTGTCGAATCAGAAATCAACGCCATGCTGAAGGAAGTGGCGCATGTCTGAGACCATCACCGCTCCGGCTCCCGTCGTCGCACCTGTAGAGGCCGCGCCCGTTGTGGCGCCGGTTGTCGCCGCTCCTGCGTCTGCCGCAGAATCCACGCCAGCGCCGACCGTCGAAGCGCCCGCGCCGGCCGAAGCCGCACCGGCCCCCACCTCCATCCTGGGCGACGCTCTCGCCCCCGTCGCGCCCGTCGAGCAACCCGCTCCGGACGCCGCCCTTATTGTCGAAGGCCAGTCTGATACCCCAGCTCCGCCACCGACATACGAACCGTTCACGGTGCCAGAGGGGCAGACGCTCCAACCGGAACGGATCGGTGAGTTCACAAACCTCCTCAGTGAGTTCGAGACCAACACCAAAGCGGATCATGCCGCGGTGCAGGTCTTCGGCCAACAGTTGATCGATCGTCACGTCGCCGAAGTGCAGCGCGCCGTCATGGATGTCCACAAGGCAAACATGACCGCATGGGATGCGCAGAAGACGGCGTGGAAGGATCAGTTCATCGCCGATCCGGAACTCGGCGGCAACCGCATGCAAACCACCGTGGATGCAGCCATTGGCTTCATCAGAACGCACGGCGGCACGGAAGCGCAGCAGGCCGAGTTCCAGTCGCTGATGAACGAATCAGGCCTTGGCAACCATCCCGTCATGATCCGCCTGTTGGCGAAAGCCGGCGCGGCCATGAGCGAGGGGCGTCCGCTTGCTGCAACGACACCGGCGGCGGCCCCGAAGTCCAAGACCCAGAAGTTGTACGGAGGAGGGAGCTAAACTAGCGTCGTGAGACGCCAGCCTTCCCTTGATGGATGAAGCCTACCGCAACGTCGTGAGGACGTCGCGTCCCTTAGATGGAGAGTTTCTACATGGCAACGAACGTTGTGCCAAGCCTGGTCGATTGGGCGCGTCGCGCCGATCCTGACGGCGCGATTGCAGTCATTGCGGAGATGCTTTCGCAGTGTAACGAGGTGATCAAAGACATGATCGCCCAGGAGGGCAACCTCCCGCTGGGTCACAAAACCACCGTCCGCGTCGGTTTGCCCCAAGGTATGTGGCGTGGTGCGAACCAGGGTGTTCCGTCCAGCAAGTCCCTGACCGCGCAGTTCCAGGACAGCATCGGCGAGCTGGTCGATTACTCGATCGTGGACAAGAGCCTCGCGGAGTTGAACGGCAACGTCGCGAAGTTCCGTTACTCGGAGGACATGGCCCACCTGGAAGGCCTGTCGCAGCAGATCGCGTCGGGCATCTTCTACCTGAACGAAGCGACCAGCCCGAACACCTTCACCGGCTTTGCCCCGCGGTTCAACACGATCAGCACGGCCAACGCGAAGAACGCGGTGAATGTCCTGAACGCGGGCGGCACCGGGTCGGCGAATGCGTCAATCTGGCTGGTCGGTTGGGGCGACAATACCTGCTTCTCGATCTTCCCGAAGGGCAGCCAGGCCGGCCTGGTCTACGAGGATAAGGGCGACATCGTTCCGGCCTACGACGCCAACGGCAACCGATTCGAGGCTTACACCAGCTACTTCCGCCACAAGATCGGGCTGTGTGTGAAGGACTGGCGTTACGTGGTCCGTATCGCGAACGTCGATACGACCACCGCCGGCCTGCAAGGCACCACGCCGCCGGATCTTTTCGCGCTGATGTCCCGCGCCGTCATTCGCCTGCCGACCGCGTCACGCCGGCTGTCCGGCATCACCGAGAGCGACGCCCCCGGCGATCCGGTGCCTGGTATCAACCCGGCTTGGTACTGCAACCGCACGATTCGCGAGTTCCTCGATATCCAGGCGATCCGCGACAAGAACGTCCTGCTGACGCCGAAGGAATACGCGGGCGAACCGGTCACGATGTTCCGCGACGTGCCGATCCGCGTTGTCGATGCCCTGACCTCCACCGAAGCGACGCTGTCCTAACCGGGCAGCGCAGGAGAAATCACATGTTCCTCGACGCATCTCTGACTTTCAACAGCGCCCTCGGCACGCCGCAGGCGATCGCCGCAACCGCCAACTCCGCCGCCATCATCGACGTGACCGGCGCGGGTTCGGGCAACCTGCCGCGCATGGTCGGCGGGTATCCCGCGCTGAACAACGATCTCGGCCTGGACATGGGCTCGGGTGACGGCGTAGCGAACCCGTATCTCGTGGTTCAGGTATCGACCGCGGGCACCGGCACCGGCACCCTCACGGTCACGCTGCAAGCTGCGCCGGACAACGGTTCGGGCAGCCCGGGCACTTACACTGTCCTGGCAACCTCGGCGGCGTATGTCGGCACGGCCTTGGTGGCGGGAACGCAGATCGTGATGGATGTCCCGAATGATCCGGCGATTGCGCAGCCGCGGTTCTACCAGGTCGTTTACACGGTCTCCGGCACGCTGACGGCCAGTGTGTTGGCCTTTGTGACCCTCAATGCCCCGGATTCGCTGAAGGGTATCCAGTACAACAGCAACTTCGTCGCCGCGTAACGAAAATGGGGAGGCCTAGGCCTCCCCAAACTGACCGCAACGGCCAGCGTACTCGCCTTCATCACGCTGTTGCAATCCACACCCTTGCGGGTGACTAGCCAGACGACGCTACCGCCTGAGGCATAACAGAACAAGGACTTTCCTGTGATCATCCGTGAAGATCGCGCCGCGTATCGTATCCTCGCCACCGCCGGATTCTTCGGTCCGGACGATCACCTGTATTCCGAGGGGTCGGTCATCTACTTCGAGGACGAGCCGAACCTTGAGATGGAGCCGATGAACGGCAAGGCGCGCGAGGCGATGAACGCCTACATCGACCGGCAGGACGCGATGGGCCGCGCCGCAGCCGAGAAGGCCGGCCGCTCTTACACCGGACTGCCGCGGACGCTGGACGATGCCGTGCGGATTGCCTCGCAGGATGCCCGCCGTGTGCAGCTTGTCGCTGGCGATGGCGGCGTGCCGCTGATGGGCGCGCATAAGCGTGGGCCGAAGACGGTCGAGGCGATCGTGGACAATGCCGAGACGCCCGACGATGGCCGTAAAGGTCGTTCCGGGCGGTTGTCGGTCGCGTAAGGAGGAAACGGAAATGCTTTACGCTGTCGAGAAAACTAACGGTCGGCAAATGAAGGTCGAGTCTGACGATGTTGTCGTTAATCAGGGTGGCGCTCTGATTTTCTCGAATCGGATGCAGACTTTCGTCGCTGCGTTTGCGACTGGCGATTGGGCCTCATGCACGCCAGTTATGCCGGTCACCCCAAAGGCTGAATGACGGTGTCATGGTCGAACCTCGTTGACGTAGCGAAAGGCGCGGGCATGGCCGGGAAGAAGAAGTGGATCAAGCCGGAAGCGAAATCGCCGCCGTCGGCCGCTGCGGTGGAGAAAGCCGACCCGAAGCCTGCAACCAAGCGGTCTGGCGATATGCGTCGCGCCGCGATGTATGGGAAGACCAAGTAGATGGCATCGCGTTCCGAGAAAATGTACTCCGACTCGCCCAAGATCGAGCGTGACGACAAGGGTAAGGCCGAGGTCAAGCGCAAGGGCAAGACCGAGGCCAAGCCGAAGCGCGACATGGGCGACATGCGGGACCGGCATGCGCGTGAGCTTGCGGAAACCCATAAGCGTCACGAAGACGAACTGAAGGCGCTTAATTCCCGCCAGGAAAAAGAGGCCGATACCGCTCCGCCCGCCGGAGCCGCGCCCGATGCTGGTGCGCCGCCCGACGCCGCCGGAGCGCCGCCGCCCGCCGCCTAACCCCACACCGCAGCGCTGCGAAGCGCCACCCCTCCCGTTGAAGGAATGATCCGATGCCCGAGAACCGACCCCTCCGCGGCGATGATGTGATCCATATGTCGCTGGCGTCCCCGACGGGCGCAGCGTCCCCGTTTGATACGCAGGTCACGCTGGGCGAGATCGCGGCCTATGTGCAGGCGCAGATGCCGCCGCCGGCCACGTCCCCAACGCTGGATGAGATCACCACGCACGTTCTGTCGAAGGTTCCAGCGGCGCCTGTCGTGCCATCGATGGACGAGATCGCTGCGCACGTGGTGGCGAACATGCCGCCAGCCCCGGCCGCCCCAACTGAAACGATGGCGTATACCGACGGCACGACCGCAACCGGTCCCGGGCCGCTACCGGACACGTCGCCCGCGCAGCAGAATGCCGCCGAACCCACCGAGCCTGTCACTCCGGCGGCCGGACCATGAAGCGCATTCCCGCGATGGTCTCGATGCGCCGGACCCCGGCGGAGAAGGCCGAGGAAAAGGCCGCGATCAATGATGGTCCCGAATACCCCTGGGGCCTCTGCATTTCGCTCTGTCAGGATGAACTCGACAAGCTCGGCCTGGCCGGCGAGGTCAAGGTCGGCGACATGCTGCACCTCCACTGCATGGCGAAGGTGACGTCCGTCAGTGAGTCGGACAGCGAGATGTCCGGGCCATCCTGCCGGGTCGAACTCCAGATCACGGATATGGTCGGCGAGGACGAGGACTCGGAGAACGCGGAAGCCGAATCGACGCCTGCGCCGGAACGTCGTCGTCGCCTCTACGGGTGACGCATGGCCTCGGCCGTTGACATAACCAACCGCGCGCTTCTTTCGATCGGTGCGCGCGCACAGGTCAGTTCGATCTCCCCCAGCGACGGCAGCACCGAAGCTGACGCTGCCGCAGTCCTGTTCACCCCAACCTTCGAAGCGCTCGCTCGCTCGGCGCACTGGAACTGCCTCCGCAAGCAACTCGCGCTGTCGGTGATCGCCGCGGCAAAGGGAACGCCAGAGAACCCGCTCGGCACGTCGCTGCCCCTGCCGCCCACGCCATGGCAATACGCCTACCAACTCCCTGCCGACTGCCTCAACATGCGGTCCCTGGTCCCGTCGCAGCCCGCGTCCGGTGCCGGCGTGTCGATGACCACGTACAGCAACGCCGCGCCGCTCCATCTCCCCGGTGCCGGCCAGATCCCGTTTGCTGTGGCCTACTCGACCGATGCCGGCGGTTCACCGATTCAGGTTGTGCTGACGAACCAAAGTCAGGCGCAGGCGGTCTACACGGTGAACCAACCGAATCCTGTCATCTGGGATTCGCAGTTTCAGGCCGCGATGGTGTCGTCTCTGGCCGCGTATTTCGTGCCGGCGCTGAGCCTGAACCTCGCGTTGATGCAGGGCGCGATCAAGAATTCCGAGGTGATCATTGCGCAGGCGCGGGTGGCGGATGGGAACGAAGGCCCGACTTCCATGGATTCGGTTCCAGACTGGATGAGGGCGCGCGGCGGCGAGAGTCGTTTCTACGGCATCGGCGGCTGGAACGGGCATGGCGGCTATGGCTCCATGGTCTGGCCGGGATGAGAAAGATGCTGCGGGCCGGGCTTGATACCGGCTTACGACCTTTCGGCCATCAGTCACACGAGACGGGCGTGACCAGCGTTAGCTATCCCGCATTGCCGCGCTTCCTTCAGCGCCGCCGCAGCGCGGATTGCGTAGCATAAGATGCCCCTAACCACCATCCAAAACGGCTTTGCGTCGGGAGAAATAAGCCCCTCGCTGCGCGGCCGCACCGATCTGGCGAAATGGCACCAAGGGGCATTCACGCTCCGCAACTTCTTCGTAAATTACCGTGGGGGCGCCGCGTCCCGCGCCGGCACCGCCTACGTCGGCATGTGCAAGCAGCCCGGCACCGCCGCTCCGCCGATCGATGTCCCGTTCCAGTTCAGCATCACGCAGGGTTACGCGCTGGAGTTCGGCGACAACTACATGCGGATCAAGTCGCAGGGTGCGTACGTCACCGAACCGGCGATATCCGTGTCGAGCGTCAATGCGTCTGGTGTGGTCACGACGGCCGCCGCGCACGGCTACAGCGTGGGCGATTGGGTCTATGACCTCGGGAACGCCGGATTCACCGGCCTGACGTGGATTGTTGCAACTGTCCCGTCGACCACGACTTTCACCGTCACCGATCTGTTCGGGAACGCGATATCGTCCGCCACCGCATCGACGGGCGGCACCGTGGCGCGCATCTACACGCTGGCGACACCCTATGCAGCCGTCGATCTGCCGTTTCTGAAATACACCCAATCGGCCGACACGATGACGCTGTGCTGCGTCAACACCGAGACGCTGACCGAGTATCCGTCCTACGAACTGATGCGCTTGGGTGCGACCGATTGGACGCTCACGGAGGACGCTTTCGCGACCTCGATCTCCGCACCGCCCAACATCATCGTAACGGCTCAGAGTTCCACGACCGTATCGACCTTTTACAGCTATGTCGTCACCGCGGTGAATGCCGCGACCGGCGAGGAAAGCGTCGCCTCACCCGCCGGCACCGTCGAGAACAATGACATCGCGATCTATGCCGGGTCGAACACGATCATATGGACCCCGGTGGCTGGCGCCGGCAGCTACAACATCTATGCGGCGACGCCAGCTTATAGCGTCGGCGTGCCGATCGGGTCGCTGTACGGCTATCTGGGATCGGCGATCGGGCCGAGTTTCACCGACTCGAACATCACCGCCGACTTCACGCAGGTTCCACCGACGCATCAGAACCCGTTTGCCCGCGGCGCAATCGCTTCCGTCAATCCAACCGCGAACGGCACCGGCTACACCCAGGCGACGATCGGCTACACCATCACGACCTCAACCGGGTCTGGTTTCATCGGTGAACCGGTTGTGGTCAATGCCGCGTTCGTTGCTTTCATCGTTGAAAACGGCGGCGCTGGCTACGCCGATACCGACACGATCACGATCACCGATTCCGGCGGCGGCACCGGTGGGACAGCAACCCTTACCGTCGGACCGCAGGCCGGAACCTACCCGGGGTCCGTCGCCTACTACCAGCAACGCCGCGTCTATGCTGGGAGCCTGAACAACCCGGACACGCAGTGGTATTCCCAACCCGGCGCATTTGCGAACATGGACTCGTCCATCCCGATCACGGATGGGGATGCGATCGTAGCCACACCATGGGCGCAGCAGGTCAACGGTGTGCAATTTATGGTGCCGATGCCCGGCGGCCTGGTGACGTTGACCGGTAAGGGCGCATGGCAGGTGAATGGCGGCAACAGCGCATCCCTCACGCCATCGGACATCGACGCAAACACGCAGGCCTACAA